CTCAATTACTTGATGAAGCAAAAAAATTACAAAGTATTGCAGACCTAAAAGGTTTAGCTGCAATCAAAGATGAATTAGATGGAGCTGTATATGCACTATCAGGTATGAGAGGTGCATCAAATCAAATAGGTTCTGCTGCTAAAGAAGCAATTAGAAAATTAAAAAATATATCTAAATCTACAAATTTATTACAAAACGAAAAACAAAGAGTTAATGCATTAATTGGAAATATTGAAAAAGTATCAAAACCTTTTAAAGATAAAACTGTAGCTACAAGATATGGTACTGAAGGAAACTATACATTACAAGGTGGAACTAATTATAGGGAAACTGTTATGAAATTAGACGAACCTATTCCTGGTAACACATCTCCTTTTAAAACATTTGGACACTTTGATGGTATTAATAAAAATATGATTTATCATGTAAGATTTGATACTCGTTATACTCCAGATGGCAAGAAAGCTTTTTTAATTCACGAAATACAATCCGATGCTAACCAATCAGTTTCAAAAGCTTTAAGTAAATTTCAGCAATTGGGAGGAGAAAGACGTGTGAATCCTTTTCAAGCAGATATAGAATTAGGTTTATTGGTTAATAATAGAAGTCAAATGTTAAAAGAAATGGACGAAGCTATTAAGAAAGGTTTAACAGGAAGAGCACAACTTATTGCTAAAGACCTTAAAGATGTAAATCAAAAAATACAAAGAACATATACACAAGCTGCTGAATATGATGATGTAGGAAAGTATGATTATTTTCCTATGGTTGAAGCAGATTCTTACGGTGACCATGCATTAAAATATTTGCTTAATAAAGCAGCTAAAGAAAATGTTGATTATGTAGCCGTTGCCCCTTTTGACAAATTAAGTTTTAGACAAGGATACAAAGCGGGTAATGAAAGATTTTACGGTTATGCAAGTGGTAAAGGAATCGGTAATAAAGGTTCAGCTGTAATGCCAAACTTAATGAAAAAAGTTGGTAGATTCTACGATTCATCAGCAGGGCCAATAAAACTTGGTCTTTCAGATCCAAAATTACCATACAAAAAAATTAAAACAGATAAATTTAAATATCCAGATTCTCATGCAAGAAAAGGTAAAGAAGTAACATCTAAATATCACAAAGAAGCTTATCCTACAAAAGAAGAAGGTTTAACCTATGTAGCTGAGAATGATCCAGGCTTGTATTTTGATTCATTTGCTATAAAGGTTACTCCAATGATGAGAGATACATTTAAAACATATAAATCTACTGGAGGTTTAGTAGTGGATTTATTTAAACCAATGAGATAGAATAGAATTATGGCCGTAGAAAAGAACAAAGATACAATCGTAGCAGAAGAGGAAATTACTGAACAACCTGAGGGTCTTCCACCAGAAGTAGTAGTTGAAGATCAAGAAGAAGTTGAGGAAACTCCGAAGCAAGATTTTAATGCTAATTTAGCAGAGGAAATGGATGCTAGTACACTTAAATCCATGGCTACTGATTTAATCGATGAATACAAAAAAGATAAGTTATCTCGAAAAGAATGGGAAGATGCTTATATTAAAGGCTTAGATTTACTTGGTACTAAATACACAGAAGTTACAAAACCATTTAAAGGTGCAAGTGGTGTTACTCACCCTTTACTTGCAGAATCAGTTACACAATTCCAAGCACAAGCTTACAAAGAATTAATACCTAGTGATGGCCCTGTAAGAACACAAATCGTAGGTTTACAAACTCCTGCAACAGAACAACAAGCAAGTAGAGTTAAAGATTACATGAATTACTTGTTAATGGAAAAAATGGAAGAGTACACAACTGATATGGATCAGATGTTATTTTATTTACCATTATCAGGATCTACATTTAAAAAAGTTTACTATGATGAAATGTTAGGCAGACCTGTAGCTAAATTTATTCCTGCAGAAGATTTAGTTGTACCTTACTTTGCATCAGATCTTAAAGATTGTGAAAGAATATCACAATCAATGAAGATGACACAAAACGAAGTTATTAAAAAACAAGCAGCAGGTTTTTATAGAGACATAGAATTAGTTAAAGGTAATGCAGAACCTGATCAATTGCAGCAAAAATTAAATGAATTAGAAGGTGTAAAGAAAACTGGTTCAGATTATTTACACAATATTTTAGAAATACACGTAGATTTAAATTTAGATGACTACGAAAAATTTGATGATGAAGCTAAAAAAATTAAAATACCTTACATTGTAACAATCGATGAAGGTTCAGCAGAAATTTTATCTATTTATAGAAATTACAGACCTAACGATCCTAGCTACCAAAGAGTAGAATACTTTGTACATTACAAATTTTTACCTGGTTTAGGCTTTTATGGTTTTGGTTTAACTCATATGATTGGTGGTTTAAGCAGAGCTGCAACACAATCACTAAGACAATTGATAGATGCAGGTACTTTAAAAAATTTACCAGCAGGATTTAAGTCGAGAGGTATTAGAGTTAGAGATGATGACCAACCAATTCAACCTGGAGAGTTCAGAGATGTTGATGCACCAGGCGGAAATATTAGAGATCAGTTTTTTAATTTACCTTTTACCGAGCCAAGCACAACTTTATACAACCTTTTAGGTTTTGTTGTACAAGCTGGACAAAAATTTGCAGCTATTACAGACAATAATATTGGTAATGATGCTCAAAATAGAGCTGTTGGTACTACAATTGCGATGATGGAAAGAGGTTCTCGTGTAATGAGTGGTGTTCATAAGCGATGTTACTATGCAATGAGGCTAGAATTTAAAATGTTAAGCAGAATTTGTAGTGAATTTTTGCCTCCAGAGTATCCATACGATGTTTATGGTGGCCCAAGACAAATTAAAGCTACAGATTTTGACCAAAGAGTCGATGTTTTACCTGTTGCTGACCCAAATATTATGTCTATGTCGCAAAGAGTGACATTAGCACAGACACAATTGCAAATTGCACAGTCAAATCCTGCAATGCACAACTTACATGAAGCATATAGACGTGTTTATGAAGCACTTGGTACAAAACAAGTTGAAACTTTACTTAAACCTGCACCAAAACAACCTGAACCAATGGATCCTGCAAAAGAAAATGCACGTGCATTACAAATGAAGTTTGCAACTGCCTTTGAATTTCAAGATCACGATGCACATATTGCTGCACACATGG